CTAAAGAAGATGTACAGACAATAATGTACCGAGCTGGACAGGCCAGCGTCATTGAATATATAAGATCCATCATGGAGGAAGAAATCTAATGTGTATTTTTGGAGGGGGCAACCCAGCACCACCACCACCAGCTCCATTACCACCACCCCCACCAGTACCTCCTGCTCCTCCAGCTCCAATACCAACACCGGAGCCAGTTGAGAAGGAAGTAAACCCACAGGTACAACAAGCTAGTAACAAGAGAGCACAGGGCGAAAACGCAACTGGTTCAAGTCAGCTAATGATACCTTTACAACCACAGACTAATAACACTGCCAACCAAGGGCAGGGCGGAGGAATAAATAATTGAAGACAACAGCACGTGAAAGGTACAATCAATTAAGCAGAGATCGAAGACAGTTCTTAGATAAAGCTATTGAGTGTTCCGAACTCACGTTGCCTTACCTTATACAAGACGACACAAATTCAAAACCAAACCACGAATCCTTAAAGGTACCTTGGCAATCAGTAGGAGCTTCCTGCACTGTGACTTTGGCTGCGAAGCTTATGCTCGCAGTCCTACCTCCGCAGACAAGCTTCTTCAAACTCCAAGTAAGAGAAGATAAATTAGGCGAAGAATTTAATAACCCACAAGTAAAAGGAGAACTTGATTTGTCCTTCTCTAAGATTGAGAAGATGATCATGGACTACATTGCTGCATCAAGTGACAGGGTGACTGTTCATCAGGCACTTAAACATTTAATTGTTAGTGGCAATGCATTAATCTTTATGGGTAAAGATGGTCTAAAAACATTTCCCCTTTCAAGGTATGTCGTTAACCGAGATGGTAACGGTAACGTTTTAGAAATAGTCACTAAAGAATTAATTAGTAGAAAGGTATTAGAGTTTGATATCCCAGAAGAAGTTCCCAACACAGTTGTTGATGAAACACAGAACAGCGATAAGGATGACGTCGAGGTCTACACCTATGTCAAATTAGTTGACGGTAGGTGGCAATGGCATCAGGAAGTATTCAATAAAGTACTACCTAAAAGCCGTAGCACTGCACCTAAAGACGCCAGTCCCTGGCTCGTTTTACGCTTCAATACTGTGGACGGAGAAGACTACGGTCGTGGCAGAGTAGAAGAGTTTCTTGGGGACCTTAAAACTTTAGAAGGTTTATCCCAAGCTTTAGTCGAAGGCAGTGCAGCCGCAGCTAAAGTAATCTTTCTCGTCAGTCCATCTTCAACCACGAAACCTCAAACAATTGCAAAGGCTGGTTCCGGAGCAATCGTGCAAGGAAGGGCAGAAGACGTACAGGTCGTCCAAGTAGGCAAGACAGCAGATTTTGCAACAGCAGAAAGAATGACTGTCTCTATCGAAAGAAGATTGAAAGAAGCATTCTTAGTTATGAATATAAGAAATGCCGAAAGAGTTACAGCAGAGGAGGTACGCCTTACTCAGTTAGAACTAGAACAACAGCTTGGAGGAATCTTCAGCTTGTTAACGGATGACCTATTGAAACCATATTTAAGTAGAATTTTATTAGTACTACAAAGAAGTAATCAGATACCTAAGTTACCTAAAGATATAGTCAGACCTACAATCGTAGCTGGTATTAATGCTTTGGGTAGAGGACAAGATAGAGAATCATTGACCCAGTTCATAGGGACTATTGCACAGACCCTTGGACCAGAAGCTTTGATGAAATATGTACAGCCACTAGAAGCAATCAAGAGGTTAGCTGCTGCTCAAGGTATTGATATCTTGAACCTTGTTAAGACTCAAGAGCAGATGGCTCAAGAGATGCAACAAGCACAACAGCAAGCTACTCAGAAATCTCTAGTAGATCAAGCTGGACAATTAGCTGGTACTCCGATGATGGACCCACAGAAGAATCCACAGCTTGCTGCTGAGATGCAACAACAAATAGCTGGCGAACAACAGGCACCACCACCAGAAGAATAAATGGCAGACGAACAAACAATTACCATTACAGATGCCCAACCAGAAACAGAAGTCCTTACCCCAGAGGAACAGGACTCTCTGAAGGTTGGTGAGCAATTAGAAGCAGAACATGAAGGGCTTCTAGCTGGTAAGTATAAAGATACAAAAGACTTAGAAAATGCTTACCTCGAATTACAAAAGAAACTAGGAGATAACGATGCCGTACAAGAAGAAGGGCAAGGGGACGAAACCCAAGAAGTAGAAGAACCAGAAGCTACAGACAATCCAGCGATGGCATTAATATCTGATGCATCTGCTGAGTACTATGCCAATGACAATACTTTGTCTGATGAAACTATTGAGAAGTTTTCATCTATGAGTAGTAAGGATTTAGTTAATGCGTATGTCGAGTCATTAAAAAATGCTCCAGCTCAACAGCCACAAAGTGTAGAGATGACTGACGCACAAGTTAACCAAGTACAAAACTATGTAGGTGGAGAGAAACAATACAACGAGATAGTTTCATGGGCTGGTCAAAACTTAGGTAGATCACAGATCGAAGCATTCGATGGTGTTGTACAAACAGGAAATGTAGAGATGATCAAGTTGGCAATAGCTGGTTTGAAATCTCAATACTCCGATGCCAATGGATTTGAAGGCACAACCTTACAAGGTAAGCCAGCTAGATCTGGAGGAGATACTTTCCGTAGTCAAGCTGAATTAGTAGCTGCTATTGGAGACCCACGTTATGAGGCTGACCCTGCATACAGGGATGATGTCATAGCAAAATTAGACAGATCAGATTTAGATTTCTAATGAACTTAGCAGAAAAATTAAAAGCTAGAAGAGAAATGTATGAAGATGCTGGAGCTGCTAAAAAAATAGACAGATCTAAAGCAGAAGGACTTCTAGAAAAATTAAAAATTCTTAAAAAAAAGAAGAAAAAAAAGAAAAAATGAGAAAGAAAAATTCTTCCTTGGGGAAAAAGACTAAACACTTACGTCCATGCCCTAGTGGATTCGCTAGGGACCCCAAGACAGGTAGATGCGTACAGTTAATGGTCGGACCGTGAAGACCAGAGACTTAGACAATTTACTTTATAACGAATATCCTTACGAACCACCCATACAACTTATTCCAAAACAAAAACTAATGACACCAGAAGCAGAAAGATTTAATGGCTGGGCAGCAATGCTCGGTATCGTTGCAGCTCTAGGAGCTTACGCAACAACTGGCCAAATAATTCCAGGATTATTCTAATGGCAGCAATCTCAGTAACAAGAGAAGCATCTAGTAACTGGCAGAAGTTTTGCGAATGGGTAACAAGCACCAACAACCGTCTCTATGTGGGATGGTTCGGTGTGCTTATGATCCCTTGCTTACTCACTGCAACAACATGTTTTATACTCGCCTTCATCGCAGCACCGCCTGTAGATATAGATGGCATACGTGAGCCAGTTTCCGGCTCGTTAATGTACGGGAACAATATTATATCTGGAGCAGTAGTTCCAAGCTCCAATGCAATAGGACTGCACTTTTACCCGATCTGGGAAGCCGGCTCTTTAGATGAGTGGTTATACAACGGCGGACCATATCAACTTATTGTCTTCCACTTCTTAATAGGAGTAGCAGCATACGCTGGCAGACAGTGGGAACTATCTTACCGACTAGGTATGAGACCTTGGATCTTTGTAGCATACACAGCTCCATTGTCAGCAGCTCTAGCGGTTTTTCTTGTATACCCTTTCGGACAAGGAAGTTTCAGTGATGGTATGCCTCTTGGTATTTCTGGTACTTTTAACTTCATGTTCGTATTCCAAGCAGAACACAATATCCTTATGCATCCGTTCCACATGCTCGGTGTTGCTGGGGTATTCGGTGGAGCTTTGTTCGCTGCTATGCACGGAAGTCTTGTTACTTCCTCGATTGTTAAAGAGACAACGGACGAGGTATCACAGAACTATGGCTATAAATTTGGTCAAGACGAAGAGACATATAACATCGTTGCAGCTCATGGCTATTTCGGTAGATTGATTTTTCAGTATGCATCTTTCAATAATTCTCGTGCTCTACATTTCTTTCTTGGTACTTGGCCGGTTGTTGGCATATGGCTAACATCCATGGGTATCTGCACAATGGCATTCAACCTTAATGGATTTAACTTTAACCAGTCTGTTGTAGACGTTAATGGAAAAGTTATCCCTACATGGGCTGACATTGTTAACAGACAGAACCTTGGCTTTGAAGTAATGCACGAAAGAAACGCACATAACTTTCCACTTGATTTAGCAAATGTTGGATCCTCGCAAATTGCCCTTACCTCCCCAGAAATTGGTTGAAAAAATTTTAATTTATTTAACTTTTTTAACCAACTTATTTATTTGTTCTGGGGTGATAAGACATTGGAACAACATGCCACATCAAACTAATAAAGCTCAGGCATCAGTAACTTGGTTTACTCCTGAGCCAGAAACTAAAGAAACAAAAGAAGAGGAACCTAAACAGGAACTAAAAGAACCCGAGGGTGATCCTTCTTACTAACGCTACGTCCGTTCATCCCTTCGGGGACGCATGACTCCTAAGCATGGAACGGGGCTTAGGTATATGGAGATAACCATGAAGAAAGTTACTTTCGTATATCGTGGCGTTGCTTACACAAGAATAATCGGTTAAGCGATCTGGGAGGTGCAAGTCCTCCCTATTCAATTTGGCTTTTGACCCGTACGCGGATACTCATCAGCCGTCTAGACGGTGGGATAGACCACAATATAAACGAGTCCAATTAAGACTCACAACTTTTCGATCGAAGAGACAAGCAAATATACCTTTACATTTTAAGCAAATATCATGGCTCATCAGTCATCAGATTTGACTACCTCACTTACACGTCAAGGTCAGTCAAACTCAACAGGTGACGCTAGAGCACTTTACCTTCGTCTGTTCTCAGGCGAGATGTTTAAGGGTTTCCAGCACGAAGCAATCGCTCGTGACTTGGTTATGAAGAGAACATTGAAGAACGGTAAGAGTCTTCAGTTCATCTACACCGGTAGTACAACTGCTGAGTTCCATACCCCTGGAAATTCAATCTTAGGTAATAGTGACGGCGCACCTCCAGTCGCAGAAAAAACTATAACTGTAGACGACCTACTCATTTCAAGTGCATTCGTTTATGAACTAGATGAAACACTTGCACATTTTGAATTGAGGGGTGAGATTTCTCGTAAGATTGGTTACGCTCTTGCAGAGAAGTATGATCGCCTAATCTTTAGAGCAATCACAAGAGGAGCTAGAAGTGCTTCTCCAATCACAAAGAATAACTTCAAAGAACCTGGCGGAACACAGATCAGAGTTGGTTCTACAACTAATGATTCTGACGCTTACGTTGCGAGCAACCTAGTAAATGCATTCTATGATGCAGCTGCTGCTCTAGACGAAAAAGGAGTGAGTTCCCAAGGTAGATGCGCGGTATTGAACCCTAGGCAATATTATTCCCTCATAACTGATATTGGTAATAATGGTCTAGTTAATAGAGACGTGCAAGGTACTGCACTACAAGGTGGTAATGGAGTTGTAGAGATCGCTGGTATTCACATTTATAAGTCTATGAATATTCCTTTCTTAGGCAAATATGGTACTGCATTTGGCGGAACTACAGGTAAGACTTCACCATCTAACATGGGTGACAGAATCGGTAACGCACTTGAGAACGCATCTGGTGCATCAACAGGAATCAACAATGACTACGGTACTACTGCTGAAGTAGGAGCTAAGTCTTGTGGATTAATCTTCCAAAAGGAAGCTGCTGGTGTAGTAGAAGCAATCGGTCCTCAGGTACAGGTTACATCTGGAGACATCTCAGTGGTTTACCAAGGCGATGTTATCCTTGGCAGACTAGCTATGGGCGCAGACTATCTAAACCCAGCTGCTGCTGTAGAATTATATGTTGGTGCAACAGCTCCTTCTGCATTCTAATTTATTCATTTTATCGGGACCTTCGGGTCCCTTTTTTTTTATCTATGACTACTCCAATAGCAACCGATACCGAACTATCCGCAGTTAATTCTAT